GCCTACGTCGTCGTCCTGCGCAATGAGGTCGGCGCCATTGTCGAGCTGATCCCGCTCGACCCGTCAAAGGTGCGGGTGACCCGTGATCGTGGCCGCCTGGCCTACATGGTGAACGGCCAGCGTGTCGATGCCGAGATGCTCCATCTCAAGGGGCTGATGCTGCCGGGTTCCGACGTCGGCCTGTCGCCGGTGGAGTACGCCCGCCAGTCGATCGGGCTTGGCCTGGCCGCCGTCAAGTTCGGCACCGGCTACTTTGAGGGCGAGGGCAACATGCCCGGCGTCATCGAGATGCCTGGCAGTGCCCAGTCCGAGACGCTCAAGGCCATCGCCGACCAGTGGCGCCGCCGTCGCCGTGAGGGCGGCCGCGGCCTGCCCGGCGTGCTGCAAGAGGGCGCCGTGTGGAAGCCGACCGGCGTCACGAACGAGCAGGCGCAGTTTCTCGCCACGCGCAAGTTCACATCGGCCGAGATCGCTGGTCAGATGTTCATGATCGACCCGACCGAGCTGGGCATCGGCATCGAGGGTTCGTCGCTGACTTACGCCAACCTCGAGCAGCGCAACACCCGCTTTGTCCGGGTGACGCTGTTGCCGTGGATCGTGCGCCTAGAGAAGGCGCTGTCGGACCTGCTGGCGCAGCCTCGGTACGTCAAGTTCAACCTCGGCGCCCTGCTCCGTGGTGACCTGCAGACCCGTTACGCCGCCTACGCCGTCGGCATCGGCGCCGGGTTCTTGGAGCCGAACGAGGCGCGCGACTGGGAAGACCTGCCGCCGATGGACGACATGCCCGACGCCCCCGAGGTGGCCCCGATGGAGGAGAACGCTGCGCTGATGATGGCCGAGATGCGAGCAGCGATGGCCGAGCAGTCGACCCGCACGTCCGACACGCACATCCACCTGCCGGATTCGCTACAGGTGGAGATGCGTCAGGAGCCGATCATCATCCCGGCCCCGATCGTCAACATCCCGCCGGCGCAGGTCACGGTCAACGTCGAGCCGACACCGGTGACGGTGAACGTCCCGCCGGCTGAGGTGACGGTCAACGTCCCGACGCAGACCCCGCCGATCGTCTACGTGCAGCCGCAGGATTCCGGCGACGAGTCCATCACGTTCACGCGTGACCCGTCGGGCCGCATCGTCGGCGCCAAGAAGGTGACGAACTGATGGCTGACAACGTTGGATACACCCCAGGGTCAGGCGCAACGGTCGCCGCCGACGAGATCGGCGGCGTGCTGCACCAGCGGGTCAAGATCGGCGTCGGTGACGACGGCACCGCCGTCGACGTGTCGGCGGCCAACCCGTTGCCCGCCACGATCACCACGGGAGAACTCCTTGAGGTGCTCGAGGCGACGCGTATGGCGATTCAGTCGCTCACCCGCTCGGTCGGCCAGGCGATGCCCGACACCGCTGGCCGTCTGCGTGTCAACGTCGAAGCGATCACAACCATCGCAGCGATCACCACGCTGACCACGCTGACGACGCTGACGAACCAGACACAGATCGGCGGCCTTCCAGCCTTCGAGCAGATTCCGGCGCTGATGCGCCTCGGTGCCGACTCCCTCCGACGAAACGTGAGCGTGACCTGATGCCCACCACCAACGGCAACCGCAAGATCCTCGACCTCAAGCGGTGGGAGTTCTGCACGCCTGCCCCGACAGCGACCGTGGCGGGTGCGTTCATCTCGTCGTCCCGCCACTACCGCCAGCAGCAGCTGTACGTCGTGTCGGCAACCGTGCAGTACCTCTACTCGGCGCAAGAAGACGCATGGGTGCAGATCCCGTCCGGCGCTCTCGCTGGCACGTTCGCCGTCGGTGCGTGCGGCACGGCCACCTCGGTCGGCCCGAGCGGCACGGCGACCGCTGGCACGACCTCGACGATTACGACGAACCTCACCCTGGCCCGTGACCTGCGCGGCTACAGCATCCACATCACCGGCGGCCCGAACGCTGGCGCGACACTGGCGATCTCGTCGAACACGGTCGGCGCCACCTCGGTAATCACGGTGCCGACCCAGGCGTCGGCGTTCACGGCGTCGACCACGTTCCGTCTGCTCACGCCCCGGTGGTACGTCCTGAACGCCATCACGGCGTCGGGCACCACCACGGCCAACGTGTTCAAGTTCTACGACTTTGCCCTCAACACCTGGGGCGCAGCCGAGACGGGCGCCACCGACGGCATCGCACCGGCGGCAGTGATCGGCACCGACTCCAAGCTGATCGCGACACCGTCGTGGCAGGGCGAGGGATATGCCGCATTCGCCACCGGCACCGCCACGGCAGGCGGCGCATCGACGCTGACGAACTCGGCCAAGACGTGGACGACGAACCAGTGGACGAACTATCAGGTCCGCATCGTGTCGGGCACCGGCGCCGGTCAGATCCGCACCATCGCCAGCAACACCGGCACGGAGCTCACCACCTCGGCGGCATGGACGGCGGCACCCGACGCGACCTCGGTCTACTCAATCGAGGGTAACGACGACTTCATCTACTACATGGGCTCGGCGGCGGTCACGCTGTACCGCTACAGCATTTCGGCGGGCACCTGGACGACGCTGTCGCCGACGGCTGCCCGTGCCGCCGCCCCGGCGGTTGGTATGTCCGGTCACTGGATCTGGGAAGCCACCGACGCAGCGTGGACGAACGAGTCGGCCATCCTGAACGGGCGGTACATCTACTCCTTCCGTGGTGGCGCTGGTGCCGTGCTCGACCGCTACGACATCGCTGCGAACACCTGGGCGAGCGCTCTGACGTACGCCCCGGCGACCGAAGTGTTCGGCGCTGGCTCCAAGTACGCCTACCGCAACAACGCCATCTACGTGCAGAAGGATGCGACGGGCCGATGGTTCCGGTACAACGTCGTTACCAGCGAGCAGGACGGCTGGTCGACGATGACCTACACCCAGGGTGCAGCCATCGCCGGCGACACGAGCTTCGACGTCCACTACGCCGACGGCGCCACCAAGATCGACTACGTCTACATGGTGCTGAACACCAGCACGGTCATGCTCCGGGCGATGGTCATCTGATGACCGTCGACGACCTGATCCGTCAGGCCCGTACGTGGGTCGCTCGTCAGACGGTGCTACGTGCCGAAGCGGTGCGCCTCGGCGACACGGCGGCCATCGCCGCCGCCGACGCCGAGATCGTCACCACCGAGGACACCATCGCCACGCTCGAGGCGCTCTAGCCCGAGAGGAGCGGCCGTGCTGCTCACACTGCTGCAGTCACAGGGATCGACACCGCCCGAGCCGCCGCAGGACGATCCCGGCAGCGGCAGCCGCACGTATGTCGGCATCGCCGGCAGCCCCCGCCGTCGCACCGTCGACGAAGAACTAGAGGCGATCCTCGCCTCGCTCCTACTGCTCACCTGAGGAGGTGCTCACATGATGATCGACGAACGCGGCACTGGCCGCCAGATCCGCCACTACGACCTGACCGACTTCGAGTTCCGCGAGGGCGGCGACAACGGCTACACCTTCGAGGGCGTGGCATCGGTCGTCGACGCGCCCTACACGGTCCATGACATGTTCGGCACGTTCACCGAGACGATCGCCGCCGGCGCCTTCACCAAGACGCTGCGCGACTCCAAGGCCGACGTGGCGCTGTTCATCAACCACGATCACAAGGGCATCCCGCTTGCCACCCGCTCGGCTGGCACGTTGCGCCTGGTCGCCGACCCGGACCTGCGTGTCTCGGCCGAGCTCGACCCGGCCCGCAGCGACGTGCAGAACCTGCGCAGCGCCGTGACCCGTGGCGAGATGCGCCAGATGTCGATCGGCTTCACCGTGCCCAAGGCGCGAGACAAGTGGAACGACGACATGACCGAGCGCACCATCAAGGAACTCCAGCTGTTCGAGGCGTCGGTCGTGTGGCAGGGTGCCAACCCGTACACGTCGGGGTCGATGCGTTCGTTCGACGAGATGCTGGCATCGCTCACCGATGCCGAAATGACCGACGACGAGGTGCGTCGCGCACTGGCCTTCTTCGAGGCCCGCCTGCCGCAGCCACCCGTCGACACCTTCGCCGACCGTGACCGGATGGACCGGGAACGGCTCGAGCGCAAGCGTCTGTTGCGCCCTGCGCTGACCTGACGCTGCACCTGCGACCCGCTCCCCACGCCGCACGCCGCCGCAAGGCACCTGCACCTGACGAGAACGTCGCGACACCCAACCCCCTGTTGGACGGCCCACCCCGGGCACGTCGCACACCCTCCCGAAAGGACACCACCCACGATGGACATTCGTGCACACGTCGAGAAGCTGAACGAGAAGCGCCTTCGGGCGTGGGACGCTCAGAAGGCTGAACTCGACAACACCGCAGGCCGTGAGCGCACGGCCGAAGAGCAGGCCCGCATCGAGCGGATGGACGCCGAGATCGACGATCTCGACAACGAGATCCGTGAGTACGTGATGCGCGAGCGTCGCGAGAGCGAGGCCGCCCAGTTGCGCGAGGCTCAGGCCCGCGTGTTCAGCAGCGACCCCGGCGTCGCCACCCCGCAGCAGGCCGTCAACGAGCTCCGCTCGTTCCTCGACGCCTGCATGCGTGGCGAGAAGGTCGCCTTCGAGGTCGACATCCGCTCGGCCGCCAAGGAGCGCGAACTGCTCCGCCAGGGCGCATCGCCGATGGAACTGCGTGACCTCGCATGGGACACCGGCTCGGCCGGTTCGCTCGTGCCGACCACGCTGGCCCGCACCCTGTACGAGTACATGGAAGCGTCGAACGGCATCTTCCGTGCGCCGACGACCAAGCTCAACACCACCTCGGGCGAGCCGCTCGACCTGCCCCGTGTGAGCGCTCATACGATCGGCACGCTCGTCGTCGCTCAGGGCACCGCCATCGGCGGCACCGATCCGACCTTCGCCCGTACCCGCCTCGACGCCTTCAAGTACGGCGCCCTGGTGGTCGTGGCATCCGAGGTCGTCACCGACTCCGGCATCGACATCGAGGGCTTCCTCGGCCGCAACATCGGCCGTGCGCTCGGCCGTGTCATCGCCACCGACCTCGTCGCTGGCTCTGGCTCGGGTCGCCCCAACGGCATCATGACCGCCCTCGTCGGCTCGGGCACCATCGCCACCGGTGGCTCGCTCATCACGCCGACGGTGGAGAAGCTCATCGACCTGCAGTACAGCGTCAATGACGAGTACCGCAGCTCGCCTGACGCCGCATGGCTGATGAACGACTCCACGGCCGGCACGCTGCGCAAGCTGCGTGACGGCGCAGGCGGCACCATCGGTGCCTTCCTGTGGCAGCCGTCGCTCACCAACGGCATCATCAACGGCCAGCCCGACCGCCTGCTCGACAAGCCGGTCTTCACCGACCCGAACGTCGCCGCTGCCGGCTCGAACAACAAGACGGTCGCCTTCGGTGACATGTCGGCCTACTACGTGCGCACCGTCGGCAACCCGGTCATCGAGCGGGACGACAGCCGCTACTTCGACTCGGACGAGATCGGCTTCCGTGGCAAGTGGCGCGTCGATGGCGACCTGCTCGACACGGCCGCCGTGAACGTCATGAAGCAGAGCGTCTGACCTTCCAACGCTTCCAGCGTTGACGATCTCCCGGGCAGGAGAAGCGCCAGGTGCCGCGGCGCCCCGCTCTCCTGCCCGGGGGCCATACCCCATACCCCACCCCCTGCCCGGAGGAACCATGCCCATTCACCGCATCCCTCGCGCCACCATGCACGAGGACTTGCACGCCGTCGAACGAGACGGCGAGCAGGTCGTCTCCGTCGCCGCCGACGGTCCCGAGTTCGTGCTCGTCGGCACCATCACCGTCGGCCAGCGTCTCGAGTACCGCACGCACGCCGCCCGGGTGGGTGCTGCATGAAGTTCTTGATCCATGCCAACTCGCCCGACTCGCCCACCGGCTACGGCGTGCAGTGTCGACACCTCGTCACCCGTCTCAAGCGAGACGGCCACGACGTCGCCGTCGCCTGCACCTACGGCCATCAGATCGGCGTCAAGCAGTGGCCGACGCCGTACGGGCCGGTCACGCTGTACCCGTCTGGTCGGCTGGAGAACTCGATCGACATCTTGCGCGGCCACGCCGAGCACTTCTTCGAGGGCGACCTGTCGTCGGGCTGGATCATCCCGCTGACTGACGTGTGGGTGCTCGGTCGGGTGCCGATGGATGACCTCAAGGTGCTCGCCTGGACGCCGGTTGACCACTTCCCCGCACCGCCGGCCGTGGTCAAGTTCTTCCACCGCTCCGGCGCGACCCCGGTGGCGATGTCACGGTTCGGTGAGCAGCAGCTCATCGAGGCCGGGCTCGACCCGCTGTACGCCCCGCTGGCCGTCGACACGGCCGACTACAAGCCGACGACGCACCTCGAGATCAACGGCGAGACGCAGGACGCCCGCACAGTGTTTGGCATCCCGCAGAACGCTTTCGCCGTGCTGATGGTCGCCATGAACAAAGACCCGAAGGACCGTAAGGGCTTCAATGAAGCCTTCCGGGCCTTCGGTGCGTTCTGGAGAGAGCACCAGGACGCCGTGCTCGTCGTCCACTCCGACCGGTTCGGCATGGACGGCAGCGGCATCGACCTCATCGAACTCGCCAAGCACGCAGCCATCCCGGTGCACGCGCTGATCTTCACCGACGCCTACGCCCACCGCATCGGCTTCTCGCCGAAGATGATGGCGGCGCTCTACAGCAGCTGCGACGTCCTGCTCGCTCCGAGCCGGGGCGAGGGGTTCTGCGTGCCGATGATCGAAGCGCAGGCGTGCGGAACGCCCGTCATCGCTTCCGACTTCTCGGCGCAGAGCGAACTGATCGGCTACGGCTGGTCCGTCACCGGCCAGTTGGAATGGGATGCGCCGCAGTCGGCGAGCTACCTGTGCGCATCGACCATCGACGTGTACCACAAGCTCTGCCAGGCGTACGAGGCGCCGAACCTGCCGCAGATCGCCCAGGCGAGCATCGGCTTCGCTGCCAAGTACGACGTCGAGAAGGTCTGGGCGTCGTACTGGCAGCCGCTGCTCGCCAACCTCGAGCCGCAGCCGCCGGCCGCTGACAAGCCGCCGATGGAGCGGTGCGACGTGATCGTGCCGCTGATGCGTGACGCCAACCGTGACCGGTTCGAGTTGTCGCTGTGGGCAACGGCACCGGCGACGGTGCGGATGCTCGTCGGCGAGGAAGGCAAGACCTACGCCGAGAACGTGAATGACTGTGTCCGCAAGTCGTCGGCCGACTGGGTGCTGATCGTCGGTGACGATTGCGAGTTCACGCCTGGATGGTTCGAGGCTGCGCAGGCGCTCACCGACCGCTTCGACGTGGTCGGCACCAACGACTCCGAGGCTGGCCGGGTCCGCAACCCGGCGGTCGCCAACGGATCGCACGCCGATCACTTCCTGATTCGGCGCAGCTACATCGACGACGAGGGCTCCACCCTTGACGGCCCCGGCGTGGCCATCTCCGAGGTCTACCGGCACTGGTACTCCGACAAGGAGGTCATCGAACTCGCCAAGGCGCGAGGCGTCTACGGCCATGCCCACGACTGCCGGGTGATTCACCACCACCCGGGCTACGAGGGCAACGAAGCGGCACGCGAGGCCGACCCGATCTACATGGCCGCAGTCGACGCCAGCGAGGCCGACCGCAAGACGTGGATGAGCCGGGTGCCGATCATCGCTGGCTACAAGGCGGGCCGCAAGTGACCCGCCCGAAGGTCATCGACGCCTTCCCGTTCAACAACGAACACGACATCCTCGAATGCCGCCTGGTCGAGCTGTACGACTCGGTCGATGCGTTCGTGCTCGTCGAGGCCACACGGGACCACCAGGACCACGCCAAGCCGCTGTGGTACGCCGAGCACGCCGAACGGTTCGCCCCCTGGGCAGACAAGATCGTGCACGTCATCGTCGACGAGGGCGAGATGCCGAGCAAGGCGCAGGACAACGATCCCTGGGCACGTGAGCACGCCCAGCGAGAGTTCATCGGCCGAGGGCTGGCACGGCTCGACCTGAGCGATCACGACGTGATCCTGCAGTCCGATGTCGACGAGATCCCGAGGGCGTTGCACGCTCGCAACTGCCGCCCGCAGGGGTTCTGGTCGTTCGGCCAGCGAGGGCACTTCTGGGCCGTTGACTGGCTCTATGGTCACACGTGGTACGGCACCGTCGCCGCCACGGTGGGCCACCTCGCCAAGTTCCCCGAGGCGCGCCGGTTCTCCTACATGCGTGACGTGCGGATGACGGCACTGTGCCCGCCACACCTGCAGGACGCCGGCTGGCACCTGTCTTGGCTCGGCGGGCCGGAAGCAGCGATCCGCAAGGTTGGCAGTTTCTGCCATCCCGAGGTCGAGGATCAGATCCGAGACGGCCTCGAGCGCGACACGTTCTACCGTAACGGCATCCACGTCGACGGCACGAAGATGACGCCCGTCGACGTCGACGACACCTGGCCGAGATGGATCGTGGAGGGCCACGCCCCGGCGTCGTGGTATCGGCCCCGATGAGCGCCGACCCGTTCGGCGAGGAATGGTTCAGCGAGGCGTCGCAGCGGGCGGTCGCCGACCTGGCGCGCAGCGTCGCCGACGTCCCCGGCCTGATCGTCGAGGTCGGATCGTGGGCCGGTCGCTCGACGTGCGCACTGGCCAAAGCGATCAACCCTCGCCCGCTCCACGCTGTCGATACCTGGGCCGGTTCGCCCGGCGAGATCAGCAGCACCCTCGCCGCCGAGCGTGACGTGTTCGCCCAGTGGCAACGCAACGTTGACGAGTTCACCGACGGCAACGTGATCGCTCACCGGATGGGCTGGCGAGAGTTCTTCGCTGGCAACGTTGCGCCGCTGGCGTTCGTGTTCATCGACGCCGAACACACCGAGGCCGAGGTGGCCGACAACATCGCCGCCGTACTGCCCTGGCTTGCCGAGGGCGGGATCATCTGCGGCGACGACGTCATGCACCCGCCGGTCCGTCAGGGCATCGCCCGGCACCTTCGCCCGGTCGATGTCCAGGTGGAGATCGGCACGTCTGTCTGGTGGTGGAAGCGATGAAC